CACTGCTTGTCGATGCGAATCTTACCGATTGCTTGCACGATGTTGATTTGATCTTTGCCAAGTATTGTTTAGAAAATTGTATATTGTATTTACACATTTTATTCCTTACTTTTCATATAAGTATGCACTTAGTTTTACGGTGGTGCCACAAATTTTCCTTTGGGCGAATTTGTTCCAAGTCTTAGGATTCGACCCCTCAAGATGGCACTTTATCCTACTCTCGCCGTAAGTGATCCAGCTCTGGATATCTAAGCTTTTGGACCAATGATCAAGTTTTCGTACTGAGCTTGTGAGGTTATAGACAATGTGATCAGGAGTGAGGGTTCGACCCGCCTGATAGACGTATAGGAGTTCGTCACCTAACACATTGAGCCCCCAAAAGATAGTTATCCCTTGACGCAATTAGCGATCCCGTAGAGAGACCGATATACTATGGCTTCTTCTATCTCAACTGTAACCCCCCAGAATGTATCCTCTTCCAGTTTTGTCCAAACTGCTATGGAAGACTTGGAGCGGCGGTATAGCTCTCCATATAACCTGGACTACTTCATGAAGGCTAGGAGTCTTTATCCCGAAGATTCCCATGTATTAGCCCCGTGGTTCATTTCCCCTGGAGAATTGACAGTTCTCTACGCTGATGACGACTTCCGCAAGACTCGTGATGAATTTTACTCTCTTTCCTCGACCCAAGTTTCGACTCAAGTTACCCAGGAACTTGCAAGAGATAGAGAAAGGACTCATGAACAGGCTGTTGTCTACGCACAAGCAGTTGTGCGTGGTCACATGGTTCTTCGTGCTTTGGAACACCGAAGCTGGAAGTACATAGCTGCTATGAATTGCCATGCTCAAAAACATGGTGACCATAGATTGGCTGTGGACTTTCTGCGTCGGTGTGACAGGTTTGTTGAACTGTTTGCTGTGGCTCAGATTGCTGATTTCAACTTTTCCCTACCAGCTCACACTGCTGGGAAGTTGGATAATCTTCTGGACACTTTGCAGGCAGTTATCTCTGGATTTAGGATGAAGTCAGACTTCGTTCTTCTGCTCACTAGTTTTGCAGTGAATGCAGTGCTCTTCTATAAAGGTGGTTGCACCTTTACAGTTGGAGCTTTGGCTTTGACTAATTTCTTGATGACTGTCGGTATTCCCGCTGATATGTTCAACAAAGCTGTGTCCTTTATGAAGGACTTGGCTGCCCCGGTCTTCACATTCTTTTCTGGTGACGCCCACTCACAAGCAGGTGAGAGCCCTTTCTTGGCTCTTGGTTCTCTTGTGGTTGGATTGTTATCAGTTGGTATGCTGAAGACTCTCCCCGATGCTAAGCTGCTCACAGAATATGCTCAACATTTTTCTGTGTGGGGCCGCGCTCTGAATGGAGTCACTTCTATTCAGAAAACGGTCACGGATGTTCTCTCTACTACTTTCTCTTGGTGTTATGAGAAATGGTACGGTATCCCTTATGACTTGTCAAGTTATGAGGCTGCCGTCCCAGAACTCAAGCAATACTTTGACGAAGTGGCAGAGTTGATGGTCCTAGAGGAGCGTAACAAGATTCAAGGATCTGTTGAGGCTTGCAAGAAAGTGGAAGATGTGTATGTGAAAGGGTTGGGTATTCAGCGGAAGTTAGCTTCCCTGAGTGCTCCCCCCCAGATCATGCAGACCTTTCAAACTCATCATCAGGTCTTGGCTAAGATCTATGCTGAGGTTGATCGTTCTGGAGCTTTCAATTCTGGTCCTCGCATTCCCCCTGTGGTGGTTCAGCTTTTTGGTGGTTCTGGGGTTGGTAAGTCAGGTTGTGCCTATCCACTCATGCAAGATGTCTTGAGAGTGGATGGACTACATACTGACTGGGCCAACCACATTTACCAGAGGAACGCTGAGCAGGACTTCTGGGATGGGTATACCAACCAGCGAGTGTGTTACTATGATGACTTCGGTCAGATTAGAGACACACAAACTGGACCCAATCCAGAATTCATGGAGATTATTAGGACTGCTAATATCGCTCCATTCCCCCTCCACCGTGCAGAATTGCAGGAAAAAGCTAAATCTAGATTTACTTCTCGATTTGTGCTTTTAACTTCAAACTGCCAAACTTTCCCCACCCCTTCCCTAACTTGCCCTAGTGCTTTTCTGAGGCGATTAGACTTTGCTTACAAAGTCGAAGTTGAACCAGATGTAGCATACCAGCAAGTTGTAGATGGAAGAGTTGAGAAGAGAATTGATCCCGTGTTGGTTGAGAGGAAGTATGGAACCCCTATGTCTTTGGATATATACAGGTTCTATAAGGTTGATAAGCAATCGCTTCTTGTTTCAGACACTATCATGACTTACGATCAGATAGTTGCTGAGATAGTTGCTGCTTACCGATCTCGCTTCCACGATTCCAACAATGTTGTTGATTTTCTGAATCAACGCGTTGCCCAGGTTGGAAGTCACTTCTACGGAGGTGACAGTGATGCTGAGGATGAGTGTCAGGAGATGTTGGATGCTAACGCATTCAATGATGATGAGGAGTGCCGTGTGGATGCTGACTACCTCAAGCGGTGTGCATTGGATGGTGAATTATTGGAAAGTAAACCTCTTAGTTTTACTTGGAAGATTTTCACTGCCCAGTCGCAGACTGTTATTGATGCTGTTCGTAGTATCGAGTGGAGCGACCCCTTAGCCGCCTTTAGCTTGTATAAGCTTAAAGATCGGCTATGGGTTCTCGCTGATAAGGTAGATGAGGTATACAACGAATCTCCTCAGATTCGTTGGTTGCGAGAGAGAGCTAGGAAATCTCTGGATTTTGCTACATCCTGGATTTCTTCTCTGTGGGAGAAGGCGAAGGCCTGTCCTTACAAGATGGTCTTTGGTGCTCTTGCCGTCATTGTGACGCTGTTGGTTAAGTTTTGGCCTAAACAACAGGGTTGCAGGATGACAGAAGCTATCAAGAAGGTGATTGTGAGTCAAACTCACTGGAATGTCATCGGTTGCTTTGGTACTAGAGCATGCTTTGCTAAGTGCAATGTGTGTTCAGCCATGCGTGCCGGTGGAATGCCAGTATTGACTCCTAATCGCACCGTAGAGGACGTTGTGAGAGAGATGGTTCAGAAGGTTCAGCATTTACCTGAGATCACTGGAGTAGCCTGTGAGTCTAACGACAATCAGACTAAGAAGGTGGTAACTGTGAATGTTGAATCCAATGATAATCTCACTCCCAAGGTGAAGACTGTAGTTGTTGAATCTAACGACAATCTGACTCGGAAGGTTTCGAAAGTAGTTGTGGAAGCAAATACTGAGAAATCTCTGATTCCGGTTGTTGTGGAAGAACAACAGGCTGAGGATCCTGTTGCGCATCTTGCCTTAGATCAGAATGCTTTCGAGCTTTTTAATCACAAGGTATTGCGTAACACGTATCAGGTGGTGCGTGAGAGGGATGGGAAACAGGTTTATCTGATGAACTGTTGTTTCCTTAAGGGTGTGACTGCTATTACAGCAGGTCACATCACCAACCATCTTGCTGCTGGTGATATTGTTCATCTTAGGAACGTGTACTTGAAACAGATCACTCTCCCGTGGTCTTCCATTCAAGTAGTGCGCGCCAAGGATGACGATATGTGTCTCCTAGTTTTCCCTGATACTTTTGTTCCATTGCATGCGGATATGACTGGTCACATCATTGACGATAACAATTTAGTGAACGTTGATGGTGGATCAGTTACGCTCGTGTCCATTCGGAATCAGAAGATTGCCGACAAAGTGGAGGCTGTGCCAACTTTTCTGAATAGTGCCTCGATTGATGCTCACTACCGCACACTCGAATACACTGATATTGTCGCCGGAAAGAAATTAGTTCAGATGAACTATTATTCCTACGGTGTAGATTCCCAGTGTGGAGATTGTGGAGGTTTAGTGGGTATTCGGACGAATCTCATTCAACGGAAGTTGGTTGGCCTACATGTTGCTGGCTCTCAGGGAAAAGGGTATGCTGTACCTTTGTCCCAGAAACGCGTTCAAGCCCTCTTGAATGCTGTTCCCAAGATTGCCCAAGTTTCCTTTGATGTTGACTTTTCCCCTGTCAACACCCCTCCAGGAAACTTTGTTCCCCTTTACTCTGTCGCTGATGGAGTGTCAACAGGTGGTGTCTCTAGTCTTCTTCAGACGCCTCTGTATGATCAGATTTACCCCCATGGTATGGACAGATCTATTCTGCGCCCTATCAATGGAGTTGATCCCATGCAGAGGAGTTTGGAGAAAGCTGGAGGACCTTTGGTGTATATTTGCCCAGGGAAGATTGATATTGTAGAGAATGCTGTTGCTAACAAACTTAAAATAGATGGAGAGTGTCAAGTTTTGACATATCAAGAATCTATTGAAGGTGTAGTCGGTGATCGCTGGATCTGCCCTATCAATCGTTCAGCTTCTGCTGGATACCCTTGGTCCAAATCAGCTAAGGGTTGGGTTGGAAAAACTAAGTGGCTCGGGGCTGGAGAATCTTATGATTTTTCCAACGCCGAATTACTTAGTGCAGTTGAGGATGCAGAAAGGAAGATGGAGCAAGGTGAAAGACCATTGTTTATCTTCCAGGATTCATTGAAGGATGAGAAGCGATCACTCGCTAAGATTCAAGCAATGAAGACTCGCACCTTTGCTGCCTGTCCCCTCCCCCTTATCATTCTATTCAGAAAATATTTTCTTAGTGCAGTGAAGGAGATTATGGTTGGAAGAAATTTCAACGAGGTCTCTGTAGGCACTAATGTCTATGCTAATGATTGGGGTGATATTGCTAACTTACTCCGTTCTAAGGGTAAGAAAGTAATAGCAGGGGATTTTTCGAACTTCGATGGTTCTCTTCAGCCGCAAATTTTGTATGCTGTTCTGAGGATCCTTGAGAGGTTCTACGCAAACAAGGCCACTGAGAGAGAGATTATGATCCGCAGGATGTTGTTCTTTGAAGTTGTGAATTCTATTCACATCTGTGGAGACAATGTTTACATGTGGACTCATTCTCAACCCTCGGGTGGACCCTTGACTGTTATCATCAATAGTATCTACAACATGCTAGTTATGAGACTTTGTTGGTTGGATCTTGCTCCTGCTGGATCTACCATGAAGACTTTTGACGATCATGTTGCTTTGGTTACCTATGGTGATGACAATTGCGCTAATATTTCAGACGTTGCTATTGAGTACTATAACCAGAACTCAATTTCTACAGTAATGACGCGGTATGGTATGACTTACACTGATGAATCTAAATCTACTGAGATGGTTGATTATCGATCGCTCTCGGAAATTTCTTTTCTGAAAAGGTCATTTGTACAGCGAGGCTTCTTTTGGGATTCTCCTTTGAGTCGTGAGGCTCTTACGGAGATGGTACAATGGACGCGAAAATGCATCGATATTGATGCCGCTACTGTGGACAACGTCGAGACTGCTTGTCTCGAGTGGGCTTTGCATGGAAAGGAGGTTTTTGATGAGGAAACTCAAAAATTATCTTCTGCCTGCAAGCGACTCTTGAAGAAGCAGCCTTTCGTTCTAACTTTTGTGGAATATCTAAGTATTTTAGATTCACACAAGGTTGGAACGTCTTAGGCCCCATTGAGGGGTTCGAGTATCGCAGATGTCTCCCGTTATCGAAAGGATGAGCTTAGAAACCATCTGAATAGAGAAGCGAACATCATGATGCTCGACAGTTGTGCCTATAACTGCGATATTTAGGTAGGAGTTGGTTCTCCCTTAATGGAACTCAGACCAGAGATAACTGTGATATCTCATAAACCTTGGAATGGGGCTACTGTCATTCAAATTGCCGGACTGTAGCAGCAAATCCTGAATCCAAGTGAGAAGATACTCCTTACTGTGGAAAATCTTAGGCCGTAGACGTCGGTAAAGATTAGTACCAGTAACGAGAGATTCTCAGTCGAGGAGTTTTTACTCCTATTCCCAGATTGTGTGCGACTTTAAATATAGGCTAACTGGGCGGCGAGCTGATGTAAGAATAGTGGGTCTTACACCAATGCTATACATTTCTACTGCTAACACAACAACATTAGACATGAACACAATGCAAGATGCTGCATTTGAATCTGCATCAACAACATCAGCTTCTTTATCCACTCAGGATGTAGGAGCTTCCACCACACTTAACGCAACGGGAAACCCTGTGCCTAACACAGCTGCTGAATCTCAGCAGATTACTGTGTTCGCAGATGACTCGGCTGTCACGAAAGCTAGTGTTCTATCAACGCGTACTGATCCTCATGATCTTTTGTACACAATGGTAGAGGACACGCCTAACGAGATAACCGATTTTCTGTCTAGGCCACAACCTGTTCTTCGTTCGACATGGGATCCTGCAGACCCCCAGGTTGCACTTACTCCATCTACGTATGGATATACTGCTTATACCTGGAATCTGGAATTCCCTAAGGCCCTATTTGAGGTAGGCGATTATGTTGAGAAACTTCGTCGCTATGCTTATTTTAGAGCTGATGTCTGTATGAGGATCATGGTTAATGGTTCCCCAATGCAACAAGGAAAACTCTGGTGTTGGTTTGCTCCATTTACACATGAGATTGACCAATCTAGAATTTTCCTACCACAACATCTAGCTGGGATAACAGGTTTTCCTGGTGGTGAACTGGATGTATCGGTTGGTAATACTGTGGAGCTACGTATTCCATATGTATCTCCATATCCTTTTATCAACATGATATATGGTATTGGATCAATAGGCGATTTGCATATTTCCATTATCAACCCAGTAACCATTCAACCTGTGGATTTGGTTGTATACGCTTGGTTCGAGAATGTAAGACTTCACGGACCAACCGCTGCTTCCTTAGGTATTGCTGCCGAAGCTCAACGCACCAATTTGTTGGAGCGTCTCCGTGAGCTAGAACTTCATCAAGAAGTTATTGCTCAGGGTGCCGTTTCTGACATATCTGGTGCTGTAGCTAGTGTATCCAATTCCCTATCCAATATTCCCATGCTAGGAGAAGTCGCTCGCCCTTTGGGGTGGATGGCTTCTCTAGTACACCACGTTTCTAGTGCCCTCGGTTTTTCAAAACCCTCAGAAGTAACACGACCAGCTGTGATAGTTAATGTCCCGGCTGCTGGATTCACTAATTGTGACATGCCTGATAACTCAGTAGCGTTGTCCACAACTAAGTGCCCAGGTGTTGGATCTTCTAAAGGTTTGTTTGGAACTGATGTGGATGAGATGGATATAACCTATATGGTTAAGAAATCTTGCCTGCTAACTCAGTTCCTCTGGGATTCGTCTCAGACTCGTGATACGGAACTGTCGACGATTTCGGTTGCTCCAACAGCTTCAAGCACGAAAACATTTACCGTTGGTACAGAAACGAAGACAATGTGGTACCCCACAACTCTAGCATTTGTTGCCTCCATGTTTCAATACTGGAGAGGGGGGATAAAGTATAGGATTTCTGTTGCTAAAACAGCTTTCCATACTGGACGAATGAGGGTTGTTTTCATCCCTCAGGGTTTTCCTGGTGTCACCTATGCTAACTCACATAACTCATACCAATGGATTCTGGACCTGAGAACCGGTAGTGAATTAGAGTTTACGATTCCGTATCTCTACTACACGCCGTGGCGTAAAGTTAAGTTTGAAAAGTTTCTTCAAGTTAACTCTGCTACAGCAACTGGTCTTCTTAAGTTCTACATTATCAATGAGCTTCGCGCCCCTGATACTGTGTCTCCAACGGTAGGAGTAAACGTGTGGGTTAGTGGTACAGATGATACCGAGTTTGGAGTTCCTATTATGTCGCGCTATGCGCCGGCAGGAATTCCTGACGCCCCACCCCCCCCTGCAGTCATAGCCCAAGTTCTGGGAGATGATACTGCAGCACTGACTCATGATGAGCAGGGGAGTCCGGATGAAGGTAGGGTTTTCTCTTCCGTATCTAACAGACTACCAGCACAGACCTGTTTAGGTGAGCTTATTACAAATTTGCGACCCCTAACACGGCGTTTTGGTTGGTATATGGAACTTGCAGGAAATACGTTATGGAAGTTTACTCCACATGCATTCCGATCTATTCCTAGATTGGGTGCTGTGGATGACGGTACATACGATCCCTGTGAGTACATTAGTACAATTTATCGCTTTTACAGAGGGGGTGTTCGATTCAAGATCAACTCTCCACATCTAGATGTTTTAACATCAGCAGCTGTGGTTGACACGACCGAAGATTCGATCAACCCTCCTGTGCAGGCGAGTACTAATAATAATCCAGCCTGTGCTCCTCTCCATCTGGTTTATTCAGTGGTCAACAATATGACAGAATTTGAGGTTCCTCAAATGTCTAATACCCCGGCGTATTTAATCGGTGCAGTAACTGCGGCTTCAGAAAAGCCTGTAGTGACTGTCCGATGCTCCCTTTCCTCTGGAAATGTAGCTTACTACCGGGCAACCGCAGATGATGCTACCTTCGGGTGGCTAGTCGGCGCTCCTACTTTAGCAGAACTGTAGGAGGAAGTGCTGCGTTACACAGATTAACGTACTACAACTTTTCCTCCCACAGGGAGGTTTTTATAGTAGTATGGTTTCACTTCGTTGTAAATACACACATTTGTAACAAGTCTTACCCAGCTTCGTATTCGGCTT